GACAGTCTGGGTATGACCTATACCTACTGGAAGCATGCCGAAAAGGATATGGAGTGGATACTGACCGATGATGAGTATGTCATGCAGGCTCTCTATGTAAGGTACTACGCGAGAAGCGGGAGGACCATGAACAAGATGGTACAGGGGTCTGCATGTCCCAAGAGATTTGTGACGAATAAGTCCACCATGTACTTTGAGGAGCAGCATAATATCAGAAGGTACAGCGGTATCCCAAGCACCTATGATATCAATGTTCTTCTCAAAAAGAAGAGGACACAGGCAGCCATACTCGCCTATTGTAATATGATACTTGCAGGAAGTATGGACCTGCAAACAGTCTATAATGCACTGGTTGACAAGGGTAACAAGCCAGGAAGCAACAGAAAGGCAGAAAAGATATGGAAATACATACTGAAGACCCAGGAAGGGAAGGCAGCCGTGGATGCTGAAATGCAGAGGATTCTTGCTGGTAAGGGCATTACAAGAGAGTGGGTACTGGATGTACAGCTTGATGCCCTGAACATAGCAAGAGATAAGAAAGACCCGCTGACTATGGTCAAGATAGCCGAGAGTATAGTCAAGTTATCGGGTTTGGATAAACCTAAACAGGAAGATGACTTCTTTGGAGCACTGAATGAATCGAGTACAAACAATCACCTACTTGAAGCAGGATTTACTGAAATTCGGGAAATTAGTGATGCCAACGACCTTCTATGCGAAGAGCCCAGAGGTTCACAAGGACCTGATGAGACTCCTTCTGGACAAGACGAAGAAGAAACTGAACTTCATCTTACCGAGGGGTTTGGGGAAGAGCACCCTGACAGCGGAGGTCTTCCCATTGTTTCACCTGTTTGTTGATGCCTTTGACCCTGAGAAGAAGACCTTTGACAAGAGACTTATTGTTATTGCCAGTAAGACCCAGGGTCATGCGGTAAACAGGTTACAGGTTATCAAAGATGTTATTACCTTCAGTGAACCATTCAGACAACTGTTTGGGTACTGGGGCAAGGAGAATGCAATAAAATGGACGAATGATGAGATTATACTGAAGAACGGAAGTGCGGTAGTCTGTAAGGGTACCACACAGCAGATCAGAGGTATGAACATAGGGGGTACCCGTCCAACCTATATCGTCCTTGATGACCCCGAAGATGAGAACAACACCAAGACAGATGAGGCTATGGAAGGGAATCTGAGAGCCTTACTTCAGGGGGCGGTGCCTTCTCTTGATGCCCGTGGAGGGCGTATTTGTGTTGTTGGTACCCCAATTACCCAGAGGTGTATTGTTGAGACCCTGAAGGAGATGGAGGATTGGGTTACCGTGAAGTATTCCTATGTCAATACAAGGTCAGACGGTACAAGGTTCAGCCTGTGGCCTGAGATCAAGAGCCTTCAGGAGCTGGACGGGCTGAAGAGGTCCCTTGACAATATAGGCAGGGTGTCTGTATTCTACAAGGAGTATATGTGTGAGATTACTGGTGATGAAGATCAGTTGTTCAAGCCAGAGTACATACGGTACTATGAGGGTGAATTTACCCGAACAAATGATGGCTGGTACCTTGGTGTCAATGGTGTGCAGAAGGCTGTGAACCTGTTTGTGGGTGTTGATCCTGCCAGCAGTACGAAAGGGAATGCTGACTATTCCGTAATTATGGTGGTGGCTATGGACAGGGACAGGAATCTGTATGTGGCTGAATACTACAGACGGAGGGTAAGCCCTATGGTCCTTGCCGATGCAATTCTTCAGATGTACCACAAGTGGAAGCCAGAAAGGGTAAACATTGAGTCCGTAGGGTATCAGGAGATGCTCAGGGACTATATCAGAACCCAGGTGTTTATTCCTGGTCTTGAGGTAAAGTATACACCAAGGGGTGAAAAGAAGAAGGAACGCCTTGAATCCCTTGAAACCTACTTCGCCTCTAAGAAGGTACACCTTAAAAAAGGGATGGACGAGTTCGAGGATGAACTCCTGCTGTTCCCAAGAGCCAGCCATGATGATACCGTTGATGCTTTTTGGTATGCACTGAGACGGCTTTATGAGCCAGTTCATGAGGATTTGGTGATTCTGGATGGTCCAAAAAATGAAAAAAGAGTGCGGTATCAGCAGAATAGTTGGTTAACCGCTTGACAAGAACTAATAAAATGAGTATGTTAGACCATGCCGAATACATATGACATAAAAACAGGTCAGATAGTCGATGATACTGGCTATTATGACAAGCAGATGCCCTTCTTTGAGGATGACGAAGTCAAATTCACGAAGGAGCTCCTGGACGATTATGACAATGCAACAAGAAGAGCCTGGGCAGAAGAGGTGGTGGAAGATGATGATTTCCGTCACAACAAGCAATGGTCCCAGGAACAGATAGCCGTTCTCATAGCAAACAACCAGTCCCCTATTGTCATCAATGTTATTCAGCAGGCAGTTGAGTCTGCCGTAGCCTCCCTTACAGCAAACAGACCCCGCTTTACCACTACAGGAAGAGAAGATTCAGACACCAAGACAGGCAAGGTATTCAGTGAGATACTGACCTGGTTATGGGACCAGTCTGACGGGAATGTTGTATTTAAGCAGGTTGTTGATGACTTTTATGTCAAGAGCATGGGTGTGGTTGAGATATGCTTTGACCCCTATGGTGATTTTGGCAAGGGTGAACTTCGCATCAAAAGTGTTGACCCGCTTGATGTTTACATAGACCCGCACTCAAAAGACAAGTTTGCAAGAGATGCTGCACATATTCTCACTGTTGATATTCTCAGCAAAGAGCAGATTCTTGAGAAATGGCCCGATTGGGACCAGATTGTTATGCAGGCCAAGGAAGCACAGTATTCAAGGAAGCCTGTATCCACCCGTGACGGAGGAATAGACTTTGAAGTCTATAGTGAGAAGCATAAACGGTATGAGGTAGTAACCAGAAGAAGCAAGATGAAGGTCGTACAGACCAGGGCTTTTGACCAGACTACCATGAAGGAGTGGGTATTTGAGTGGCCAGATGAGATGGAAGCCTGGATGCAGAGCCCCATTATGCTGGTTACAAGTTTCCCGCCTCCGCAGCAGGACCCGATGACTGGTGAAATTATTGAGGCACAGCCACAGCAGAGGCTTATATCTTCTGGTGACGAGCTTGCAATGTTCAACCAGATGCTTGCACAGTTCGGTGAAATAATACATTTTGAAATTGACCCTGAAACGGGTGAACAATATCCAGCACCAGGACCCGAAATGGAGGGTTCTGTGCCAGGAAGCACCATGCAACTGCAACAGGTACCCATGCAAATGGCTGTTGAAAGTGAGCAGGTTACCCTGAAACAGTATTGGATTACTCGTATAAAGAGGGTAATCACCGTAGGAGATGTTCTTGCAGAGCAGACTGTTCTGCCAATCAGCAATTATGACATCATTCCTATCATGAACCGTCACAGACGGAACCCTTACCCTATGAGCGATGTCCGCTTTGTCAGACCAATACAAGAGGCTATCAATAAGATACGCAGTCTTATCATAGCACACGCAACGAATAGTACAAATCAGAAGCTGATTATTCCGAGAGGTGCTGCGGATAAGAAACAGATTGCTGTTGAGTGGGGCAAGGCGGGCACGGGTATCATAGAGGTTGACAGTGATGCTGGCAACTTTGAGGTGGTCAGCCCTCCGCCATTACCGAATGAGCTTTACCGTAATGAGATACAGTACAGACAGGACATCCAGGAAATCCTTGGCCAGTATAATGTGTCCCAGGGTGACCCGCAGGGTGCGCAGAAGACCTTCAAGGGTACTGTGGCTATGGATGAGTACGGACAGAGAAGAATCAAGAGCAAGCTGAATGATCTTGAAGCTGGCATAAATCATCTCGCAAAGACCCTTATTGAATGGATACAGAAGGTTTATACCTATCCGAAGGTGCTGAGGATTCTCCAGCCGAACAACAAACCACGGGAAGTGCAGCTTAACTACCCAATTTATGATGATGTGACTGGGAACCTACAGGAGATTATCAACGATGTTACTGTTGGTGCTTATGATGTTATTGTAGCTACTGGATCAATGCTTCCTTCCAACAGATGGGCACAGTTCGAGTATTATATGCAGATGTATCAGGCAGGGCTTATTGACCAGCTTGAAGTATTGAAGAAGACTGAAGTAGTCGATACCGAAGGTGTTCTTGAGAGAATCGATATGATTAAGAATCTTCAGGCTCAGATAGCCCAGCTTGAAGATGAGCTGGCTAAAGTTGAGGGCGATAATCAGACACTTTCCCGTGAGATTATCCATGCTCAGAAGAAGGTTGAAGTTGAGAAATTTAAGACTGAGCTCAATGCTATCAAGAACAAAAGTCAGGCAGCTACAATGCTCTATGGTAAGAGTCTTGATATGGCTGTCCGTGAGACAAATACAACTTTGCAGGCAGAAAGGAAAATAGCGGTTGAGAGAGCCAAAGCACAGAAGAAAGGTGCAAAGAAATGAGTAATTATGGTTAATGAAGGCATGTTCACAAGTAAAAAGCAAGATTGGCGTACACCCAAAGAAGTGTTTGATTTCTTAAATAGACGTTTCAATTTTACATTAGACGCTTGTGCAGACAGTAATAATGCGTTATGTAAGAATTATTACTCAAAAGAAGATAGTTGCCTCTCTCATGGTTGGTCTGGAGCAGTCTTTATGAACCCTCCATACGGCAGAGAGATTATAAGGTTCACACGGAAAGCTATTTTAGAACATATATCAGGTTGCAAGAAAATAGTTTGCTTGCTCCCAGCAAGAACCGATACGAAGTGGTTTTACGAAATAGCTGCACATGCGGAAGAAATAGTTTTTTTAAGTGGTCGGCTACGGTTTTCTGAGGGCGGTTCAGCACCATTCCCGTCTGTAATTGTCATTTTAGGCGACAGAGAAAGAATAATACAATTTGAAAGTTTAGAAAAACTTAAACTATATTACTGATAAAGAAAAAAGGAAGACATAATGGAAAATCTTGCG